CTTCGAGATGAGCTTTATGATTTTGCTGATTATGCCGGTGAAGCCATTGGAAACAGTCAGCAGAGGCAGGTCAAAAATCTCGCAACCATTCTTTCCCAAACGATTGCTGATCAGGCTCCGGAAGCCATAGGCGCTGAAGCCGCTGCGGCAAGAGCTGCCGGTGACGAGTTTTATGCGGCAACACGACCGAAGCTGAATCTTTTCGGAGTTCGCAGGGCGTTCACTCCAGAAACCATGGAGCGTGGCCAGCTTGGTCAGGCAATGGTCAGCGGAGTCAAAGCTCAAGGCTTGCTTGCCCCTGAATTTGCGAACGTCGAATCACTTGTTAACACGCTGAAATCCCGTGGAGTTGCAAACGCTCCCGATCTTCAAGATGTGTACTCGTCTATCCGGTCTGGGATTGTCAGCGACGCAACGGACAAAGCCACTGGGGCAATCGACTACAAGAAGCTTGCCGGAACAATCAACAACCTAGAAACGCAGAGTCCCGGCGCACTTGAGAAGGTTGGTCTTGGATCAAAAGACCAGCTTTCCAAGTTCGTCAATTTCCTTGAAAGCACCGGCCAAAAAACTGGTCCTCAAGCGTTGCTGGACATTTTGCAGACCAAAACACCTGCCGGATTTGCTGTAGCATCTGAAGCGGTTCAGTTGCTTCCAAATGTCAAGGATGTTGGATCTGTTGTTCGGTATCTTGAACGCGAGGCGGTTGCTGGAAACAAGCTGGCCAAAGAAGCGTTGATTTCGACTCGCGCTAGAGAGATTGAAGATATTCTTTTGGCCGAGACTGTTCTCGGTGGCAAAGGGCCGAATCTCAAAGGTGTTTTCAAAATAAATCGAGCTGAACAGATTCTTGGACCAACTCTGTACAAGCAAATTGTTGACGACATCATTCCTGGCTACAAAACCATCTTAATAGCTGAACGTGCTGCTGGTGGAGGCGGTGCGCTTGTATCTGGTCAGGCTGCTGAAGAGTTGGTTGCTGGAATTCCTCAATCAGCTCTTAAGGTTGCCGCTGGAAAACCAGTTGAAGGAATCATGGGTGTAATCGGAACTGCGGTAAATGCTGGGTTCTACAATGTCGCAGCAAAGGCGTTGGCTCGCGCATCTGGATCTGCTGGTTATCGTAGCGCCGCAGATACGGCTCGAATTTTTGAGAAGTTCTCAAACATTCCTCGGGCGTCACTTTACGATGCTCTGAGCAAGTACGCTGACACTGGAGAACTTCCGAAATGAAAACCTCCCTCTCCAAAAAAGGTAACACCTATCAGGGCAAGAAGGTGACGCTCAACAAGCCGTTCTACACTCCTGGCGAGCGGAAGAAGAGCGCGGTGTACGTCAAGAATCCGGCTGGCAAGGTTGTCATCGTTCGGTTCGGCGATCCGAACATGGAAATCAAACGCGACAATCCTGAGCGTCGTAAGAATTTCCGCGCGCGGCATAACTGCGCTACGGCAACCGATAAAACGACTCCTCGGCACTGGAGTTGCAAAGCATGGTAAATTTCGTCGGTAAAACCTAACTCTACATTTTATGGACAAGATGCGACTTGGCGGTGGCGGACGTTACGAAAAGCTCGTTGGTCAGCTTGAGAAGAAGGGTGTGCGCGATCCGAAGGCTCTCGCCGCCTCAATTGGTTTCAAAAAATACGGCAAGAAAAAGTTTTTGTCTCTCGCTGCGAAAGGCCGTCGCCGCGCCATGCGTGAATCTAAAGCTAACGCTTAGGATATCGTCCTTTGGAGTACGGCTTTTTCGCCGACTCCTTATCAACGACGAACTTCTCAGGCTCGGCGTAGTTCCACGAGATATCGCCGTTCGACCCACGCTGGATCATAATCGATCCGGTGACTTTTCCGTCTTTGTCTGTCATGCCGGAACGGTCAGCCCGTTTCGCCATGCCGAGCATGAAGCGGCGCGGATTGTTGAATCCCACCTCCTTCATCACGATGACCTCGCGCGCCCAGTTCGTCAGATCCGACGATCCGAATCCTGAGTAGGCCATATCCGCCACGCTCTCAGGCTTGTCGTCCTTACCCTTCGGCTTCGGGAAGTGATGAACAAGTACCAGGACAACGCCTGTCTCCATCATAATCGGCTGGAGCAGGTGTCGGGTGAAGTTCGCGCAGACCTCGATGTCCGATGGATTACCGCCCATGTAGGAAAGCAGCGGATCGATGTAGACAAGATCGGCCTTAGTCTTCCGAACGAGTCGGCGCAGCATCGTGGCGAAGTCAGCACCCGTTCGAACCGTTTCGCGGAAGAAGAGCATGTTCGCGTTCCGCAATCCTCGCTCCCAGTTCTCCTTGCCAAACGTCATCTGAGCCGCCCCTTTGAGCGCGTCATGCTGGTCTGCGATGTCATTTTCCGCCTGAATGTAAACCACTTTTAGCGAACGGACGGGCCGGACGCCAAACCAAGCTTCACCCGACGCCCATTTCAGACCCTGATACGCCGCCATCGAGCTTTTGCCGCAACCACTCTGGCCTACGAAGAGAAGCGATGAACCGCGTCGAATCCATCTGTCGCCGATCAGATTGTCAGGATCGTTCTTAGGATCGTACTCGATGATGCTATCGAGCGTGAATTCCATCGGCAGATCTAAAGCATCCAGATCGTCCTTGAACGCTTCCCAGTTCACCGCACCGACATTGACCGCAATGAGCTTCTGTTCAGCGCCATTACGCATCACGCCGGGAAGGCGGCTGAACCTGCTCGCGTTCTTGTTCTTCGGATCGATTCCAATGCTCTCCAGATGCCGGTAAACGATGTCACGGCGCTCTGCCCATTCTTCCTTGTTCGCCGCATCCACACGCACCCAGCCGTGCAAACTCTTGCCGCCTGAATCGATGACGACCGACAGCGGCAGCTTCGATTCCTTCAATGCTGTCCACTGTTCGTCCTTCGACTTCTCATCCATCTCGATGAGGACATGGCGATAGGCGGAGACACCAGAGTCTGAGCCGCTCTCGTCGAGACATGGGTTGATGCGAACGTAAGCGCCGTGACTATCAGGACCGTTCCACATGGAACTAATTGGCGGCGTGAAGTGATTCTGAATCCATTCCTCGCGCTTGAGGAACGTACCCTTGGAAGCTGGCCTACTCCTACCTTCCTCGTCACTTACGATGTCGTTGCAGATGCAGACAACTTCGTCCGGTTCAAAGCAGGCTTTTAAGAAATCTATGGTTGAAAATCGGAAGTCAGATTGCGGAATTGCTTGGATCTTTCGCACCACGAACTTGCCGGTTGGAGACACCGGAGTACCTCCCTGACCGATGCCGGAATGCGATTCGAGAAGCCAACCACGCGGCTTGTCGTGAGAAACGATCTGCGCCTGATTCAGCTTGTGGGCCAGTTCATTCGGTTTCCACGGAGGATTGCACTTCGTGTTGTATTCAGAGAGAAGCGTCTCAGCTTCCGTTCTGGTCAGCTCAAATCCGTGAACGAGAGCGGTGGCAACAGCGAATGTTGCCCCGTGTCCGTTCTGACCTGCGATGGCTCCTGGCGTGGCTTTGACCCATGCTCTTGCACGGTCGAATTTCGATTGGTTCATGCTTAGATTCCAAGGTGTTTACGCGCTATGTCGCCGCTTTTGCCGATGTCTGTCGTGGCAATCTGGCGAATGACCGACTTGTGTTCCTCTAACTTCTTGAAAAGGAGAGCCAGCTCTTTGGGTGTTATCAGGTACTTGCTCCAGTGCTGGATCTTGATGGAGCGATTCTGAAACTTCCCAAAGAGCTGCTCTTGTGCGGCAATGTAATGGTCAGGGCTTATCACCGGATGCTGGTGTGAACTTGGCTTTGAATTCAGCTTTCGTTCGAACGTACACCTTCGATTTGCCCTCGCGTGTGTAGACCACGCCTGCCCACTTCGTCTCTCCGATCCGTATCTCTACGTCGTCGGAGATGACCTCAACCGATACCGACGGATTTCCTGAGTTTTTGTATTTCATCGTCTGTAAGCGTCTGGACCTGACCGGCGTCGTTTGAGTGCCATGGCGCATCAAGTGACTTGAGCTTCTTTGGCCTACTCATCCAACCCCGCAGGATAGCATACTCGACGAGTTGCGGAGCTTCCTTCAAGAGCTGTTCTCTGGAGATTTCAGTCGTTGTCATGGACGTATCGTTTGGCTGCTCCACGGAGTTTCGAACGGCGCATTCCGAGTTCACCGCTGTCGGATTCGGACGCGAATCCACGGCGAACCAGCCATTCCTTGTACTTACGGTCGATGTAGGCGAAGTCGATCTTTGGCGTCGATTCGTCAGCATCAGCGACTCGGACGATTCTGTGTGAGCTGTTGAGGTTCATAGGTCTTCAGTATGCTTTTGTATGCTTGTTGTGTTTCTTTGCAGTTGATGCACAGGTCGAGGAACTCTCCACCAACCGTGCATCCGCATCCAAGAGATTTTGCCAATTCCTTGGAAATCCATTTGTACTCAGCCAACTCCTCGCGGAGGTCGGCTTCGGTTTGCGCGTTCATTACTTTAGAACGAAGAGCATGAAGTACGCGCTTGTGATGACAACTCCAGCGGCGAAAGCGGCAATGAGGAGCTGCTTGATTTCCTCCGGTGACGGAGGGCGATGCATTTTGTGAATCATCGTCCACCTCCGATGGCGTAATGGAGGATCAGAAGGGCGTCGCAATTTCGAAGTGTAACGTCGAGGTGAGGATACAACTCCTGCGCCTTGGCCTTGAGCTTGCGTTTCCATTCGGAATAATCCTTACACGATGATTTCCCGCCTAAGCCTAGAGGAGCCTGCCACACTTTGGGAGCAACTCTGTGAAGAGCGTATCCGTAAGCATAGGCAGCAGCTTCAACACGACCGAGGTTTCTGTGAAGCACGGCCATCGACGAGCTTTTCGTCATGGGAGACACAAAGTTCGGAAGCTCCTCAATCCACAACTCTGAGTTGGCCACCTTGAGCTGATTGATCAGCGCGCAGATGTCGGGAAGTGATTCCGGCATCTTGAAGAGGACGATTCCGTCCGGTGTGTTGACTGCGAATCCGCCGCCGACACCAGGGTCAACGGCAACGATAGGTTTGTTTGTTTTACTCATGATTCAATAACAGAGGAGAGTTACATTTTCCGCCGCGATACGCACGGCGCTCTTGGTTTCACCGCCCTCGCTCCACTTCTCTACTTTCACACGACCCTTAACTCGCACCAGCGCGCCGCTCTCAATCGACAGGATCTTCTCAGCAACCTGTCCCCAGGATGACACTTCAAACTCGTCGTACTCCTCGCGGAAACGGCCATCGGCGTCTGTCCAGTGGCGAGCGATTGAGATGACGCGACGGACCATCAATGCTCCGGTCTTCGTCTCCGTCTTGCGGCTGATCGTTCGAAATTCTCCGATCAAAAGTACCGTGTTCTCAGTGGGTGTTGGCGATGATTCGTTTGTCATTGGATGAAGACGCAACCTAGTTCTCGGTAGCATTTCATTCGCTTTTTCGCGTGAAACGCTCCGATGGGGTGGAACTTGTCAGAGAAGTCCACGATTGTCGCACAGTTTTTGGTTTCTGTTTTTCGCAATGCTCGACTCGCCCTCTGAATCGTCTTCTGCGACGACCGACCGCCGCTCACCATGATGAGCAGTTCGACATTCGGAAGATCGAGTCCTTCGTCGGCCAGGCTTGTCGCAATCATGGTTCGAAGGTTGCCAACCTTGAATTCTTCCATGTAGGCGCGCCGATCCTTCTTCCCAATCTTGGAATGGACGAGCCGAGAATTCGGAATCCAGCTCTCGTACTCCTCGCCCAGCGTGATGCGCGGGATGAGGATCAGAGTCTGCATATCGAGGTGTTCCAGCGCGTAATTCATGGCGTACCGATTGCGCTCGCGGTTCTGGCAGATGCCGATGTCTACGAGCGATTCCCAGGCGCACATGCGTTTCAATTCTTCGTCAGTTATCCGCATGTACCGACGCCGCGCATTGAAGAGTCGGTCGATGTTGTCATCGATCTTTTGCTGGATGTTGAGGTCGGTGGCATCGCTGACTTCGAGGTAAGCGTCGGCCAATGAATCACCGATGTCGCTGCGCTTGATTTCGTATGTGCGATAATTGAAGAGCATCTTCGTCACCGCATTTCGATCTTCATCATCGCACCAAGGCGTAGCATCGAAGCCATAACGCGAGCCGTCACAGGACTCGATAATGCGACGCCATCCGGCAGCGGGACTGTGCTTGGCTTCGTCAACGATCAGCATGTCCTTCTTGCTGAAGTCCACCGACTCATGTGGACAACGAATGTCTACAATCTCGTCAGGCACACCGGCTACACGAAGCGAGGTGCGCGCTTGCTGGCATGTTTCTCGGGTTGGAGCGAGCCAGCCGAATCGCAAGACAGCACCGTTCTTGTGGAAGTGTTTGATGATGCTCGCGGCAATCCATGTCTTGCCACTGCCTGCTGGTGATATGATCAGGCCATCTCTAGTTTTGGCCCACTCGACTGCTTTCTGTTGGTATTCTCTCAGATTCATAGTTTTGGAAATTTGGCCCTCCGACTGCCGCTTCATGACAGCCGGAGGGGTTGGTCCGTACCACACGGTACGAATCGCTACTGGGCGGTAGCGGCGCAGGGAGTCAACGGTTGCGTCGTATGTTGAGTTTCCATGTACTTCCTTAGCGCCTCCCGAGCGACAAATTGGATCTTGAGTCCGTTGCGGTTGCAGAACTCCTTGAGGTCTTCATGGAGCTGCGTATCGATGGTGACGACTCGCGTCATCTTTTCTTTTCTCATGGGTATTCCGTAAGTCTCTTGATGTATCGGTTTCTCTCAGCCGGTTTGGCGTCGATCATGTACTGCAAAGCACCACAGGCGTTTAGGCTTGCGGTGTGTTCCCAGTCCTCCTTCTTGTCGTACAATTCATGCCATCGCTCGTTGGAAACGACGACGATTTGTTTGGTTCGCTTGTGGCGGAAGACGAATGCGGCAGGTCCGATTGGAACGTTCATCGTCAGAACTCAATGAGATGGTACAACCGCTTGCGAAGTTGCGCGATCTTGGCCTTCTTATCTTCCAGTCCATGATAGACGGCTATTCTGTATGGAAT